GAATAAAGAAAAAAAAGTTTTACACTCCCGGATGGACACCACAGTGTGTTGTACAACTATACAGTGTTGTTACAACAGCATGGAACAACACTGGTAAAAATTACTTGTTGACATTGTACTACAACAGTGGTATAATATAGACAATGAAAGAGGGAACAACAGAGAACCAGATGGAACGGCAAAGAGAAGTCCAAAACAGAGGTTCAAAGAAAACTCTTGACAAACAACAAGAAATGTGATACAATATAGGTGGAAAGAAATCACAAAATTGAATCACAAGATAAGCATTGAAGAGGTGTTATTTATGAAAAAGTACAATTCTGAAGTTAGAGTAGTTATTTTTCACGATACATGGAATTTGATTTCACAAGTGAACGGCGAGTATGTATCTTTTGACCGAGGTGGCGATTTGTTCATCTGGCGAAACGGAACCGTATGTGGGTCCTATGACTTGAATCAGTTCAAGCGCTGGCGCATTGTAGAAAAGGGATTTGATGTACAACGTGGTGTTTGGTTTGAGCACATTTTTCTTGATATCTAATGATATCCACAGGCCGGAACTCTCAACCCTGTTGAGGGTTCTAACGTGGGGATATCCACGAACACAAGTAACATTGAAGAGGTGTACATTATGAAAATTGAATCTTATCGTCTGCGTTCCATGCCTAGTGCCCAAACTCATGTTGAGTTTGTATACAACGAATGCAATTCGTTGGTTGCAATCCGGCTGTACAGCTATCGCACCTGTATTCTTGAAACTGTTCGCATGGAAAAAGGTGGTATCTATCATTGGGTAACTAATGTGGTGTTTAATCCGGCATACAGCCACACCACAGCCCGGCACGTCAATCGGTTTACGCATGAGCTGTTTGGGCGCAACTATTACTTTGAATGTAAAGAAGCGTGGTCAAATGAGACCCCGTTGGTTGAGGTGCTTAACAGCAATGTCATTATGAACTTCTGGAATGAGTACCAGCAATATGGCAAGCGCTTTCGCTACTAATAGTAATTCCTAGGCCGGTGCCCTGTATAGCAGTACAGGGTACTAACGTGGGAACTACCACGGTAATGTATATTGAAGAGGTGTTAATATGTATATTGTGGATTCTTATATCGGAAATGATATCACTGTTCGGCAAGGTTATAAAACCAAAGCTGGTGCTATGCGTGCGGCCAAAAAGCGGTTTGATTCTGGTGTGTATTGGAAAGTTAATGTTTGGTATATGGATGATTCGCATAAATATAGCGTGTACGCCTACATTAAAATGTAATTCCTAGGTCAGTATCCTGTACCGCTATACAGGGTACTAACGTGGGAACTACCACGAGAAAGTGAGGGCATGAAAAATGTCTCTGTATCATTTCCAGTGTATCGCGCCTATTTTAGCGGCTGTTGCTGTATGCTTTGGCCTGTACCTGTACGCAACTTTGAAAGGATGGCTGTGATATGATTAGGTTATATCTCAAGAATTACAAATCCGCCGAGCTGGTTCAGCTCTATAATGCGCTGTCGCTTGCTCGTAATATGGCCAAGGGTGATGTTCCGACAAACACGGTAAAGGACTTAGATGAAGTATTACAGTACATTACCGGGTACATGGACGCAAAGGGGGATTCTGCAAAATGAGTGCACGTTTGACTGCTTCTCAGTTGGCACATCGGGTGTATCGGTATCTGCTGGTTCAGTATTCAGCTGAACAGCTCCAGAATACCTATTACACTATGGACACGAGGGTTTTTGATGACCCCGATGTGGCGTTCTATCCTGATATCGAGAACCGATTCAAAACGCCCACTGATGCTATGACATATCTGCTTGAAGAGGGCTTGCCTATCTGGCTAGTCAAGTCCGGTACTAATTACCCGCTTGAGCACTTCACCTACCGAAAAGCTGAACTGTTATTTGCCTTGTAATTTCTAGGCCGGTATCCTGTACTATGGTACAGGGTACTAACGTGGAAATTACCACGAGAAAGGAGTGTTGAAAACTATGTTGAAACTGTTGAAAGTCCCGCCCTAGTTGGGAATACCCGATTGTTAAATTTTTAACAATCTTATCAAAAAGTCCCATAACTCGGACGTATAAAATCTCTATCCCTAACGCAACAAAAGTCCATGTTAATCTGTACCCAGATATGGTACAATAAGTGTGGGAGATAACTTCCATCTCCTAATTTAGACGCTTCAGCACAACACAAAACAAAGGAGTATTCATCATGCGTAAGTATTCTATCACCCGCCGTTCCATCGTCACCACTGCTACTGTCAAAGCCGTCAACCTGAACACCTTTGAAGTGGTTGATATGACTGCCACTCTTGAGGGTGCATTTGCTGACAACTCTGCCGCACTTAAGGCCGTTCAGAAGGTCTGGGAAAATGACGAGTTCAACCCGGTTGCCGTTAGTGCTATGGCTTGCAAGGTCAAGACCTACGGCATGACCGCCGCTCAGTGGTTCGAGCACGCTGACGTTATCGAGGAAAACGATATCACTCCCGAGGAAGCGGCCCAGTTCGGCAAGCGTCAGAAGAAGTCTGACGAGAACGCACAGTAAGTCTATCCACCCAACAAACACATAACAAGTAAGGAGTATCACTATGAATATCATCAACAAGTCCGCTAATGTCGTATCCGCTTTCGACCTTTACAAGCTCGTACAGTCCCCTGAGCGCAAAAAGCTGACCGATATTAAGGGCCAGACCATTGAGCTGGACAAGTGGGTGCTGTACACTGAGTCTGACAAGGATGGCAAGGAGATGACCCTGCTGGCTCTGTCTACCGTTGACGGCACTGCCTACTGCACCAACTCTGCAACGTTCTGCCGCTCCTTTGAGAGCGCTGTGGCAACCTTCGGTCAGTTCGGCGAAGAGTTCCACAAGATTCAGGTCACCACTGGCACGTCCAAGAATGGGCGTGATTACATTGACTGCGTTGTGGTCGGCTAATCACCGGCATCAATAACAAGTAATTAAGAAGAAAGGCAAAGTTCTTCTTAGACAAAATCACTTACAGATTCCCGGCTGGTGGCCATTTCACTGGCCGGGAATTTTTTATAAAGGAGATGAACAAATTATGAATCATCGCCAACAAGTAGCCGCTATGCACGCAAGAGAGCTGGCAAAGGCTAAACAGCTGTTGTTGCTCAAGGTGAATCAGTATATTCAGGAAGTGCGGGCAGAGGGCGGCAACGCCAAGGTTGTCCCTCAGTTGCAACGTCTTATTAGCTTAGGTAGTTATCGGTTGCGTGATGTGCAAAAAATGCGACAGATTGCTAGTGACCCTAAAAAAGTACAAGATTATGTTTATGCAGTCAACGCTAGTGGTGAGCCTATTTCTGGTGAGAAGGCGGTTGAACGGTATATGAGATACGCAACAAGTCCTATTTATAGAGAGCCAGCAAAAGAAGTTGATATGATGGTTGACAATGTTGCAACTACAGTTGAACAGATTTTTGTTGATTTGAATGCTTATCAGCAATTTGAGCGTTTCTTGCATGATGTGTTATCATCGCCAGAGAACGCTATTGGGGATAGCTGGTGGCATATTGCGCACACTGACTGGGATTCACCCGGTTATAGGGGTGACAGGAACTATGGCAAGGTTGAAATGGTGAAGCAGAACATTGACAACATTTTGGAAATGCGTTCTGCTCTGAAAAACCTTATAGAAAAAGAGGGTGTACATGAAGCGGCGAAGAGAATCGCTGATAACTATGCTAAGTTGCAAGAAGCATCTATTATAGCATCTATTGGCTATAAAGAAGCGGCTGGTAGTGCAATTCAAGATGTACTATTGATTTTGTTACCGTCAGATAGACAGCCCGGTAACATCAGGCACAGAATGAGTGATATGCAAGATGTGTACGAGGGCCAATACGACTATAACGATTATGGAGAATGATATCTAATGTCACGGTCCGAAAAGTGGCGAACCTTTAGTGCTGACTTTGAGACAACAGTTGAAGAGAATACGAGACAACAGACAGTGACTGAGGTGTGGAGTGCCGCTAGTGTTGAACTGTGGACTGAGGACGTTATGGTTTTCCATTCCATTGGTGAGCTGTATGAGTATTATGTATCACTGGACGAGAATATTGTGGTATACTTCCACAACCTCAAATTCGATGGAAACTTCTGGTTGTCGTATCTGCTCTATGACCTCAAATTCAAACAAGCCTTTGACCCAGCACCAGACCAGAAAGGTGGTAAGTTCAAAAAGAACTGGGAAATGCCTGACAAGTCGTTCAAATATGTTATCTCAGATATGGGCCAATGGTACACCATGACTATCAAAGTGAATGGGCACTACATTGAACTTAAAGACAGTCTTAAACTACTGCCATTCAGTCTGAAACAAATCGGTATCAGTTTCAAGACCAAACACCAGAAACTAGATATGGAGTATAAAGGACACAGATATGCTGGTTGCCCTATCTCTCCAGAAGAACTAAAATACATTGCAAATGACGTTTTAGTTATCAAAGAAGCACTTGAATTTATGTTCTCAGAGGGCCACAAGAAACTGACAATAGGTTCGTGCTGTTTGGACGAGTTCAAGAAGGGACACACAGTCGGAGACGATTACAGCACTCTGTTCCCAGACCTGTACAAAATACCACTTGACCCAGAAGTTTATGGTTCTAGCACAGCTGGTGAATGGATTCACAAATCGTACAAAGGCGGATGGTGTTATCTGGTGAAAGGCAAAGAGTGCAAGGAGTATAGAAATGGTGTTACAGCAGATGTGAACAGTCTGTATCCCTCTGTAATGCACTCTGAATCTGGCTCAGATTATCCTATTGGCAAGCCTAAGTTCATTCATGTTGAAGCAAACGAAGGTGATATCTGTGACGCATACAATTGTCCTATTAAATATGACCCGTTCTGGTTTCAGCCGACAGAAAAGCCTAAAAAGCTGTGGGAATACGGAAAGTTCTATTTCTTCCGCATTAAGACCCGGTTCTATCTGAAACCCGGTAAGTTGCCTTTTGTACAGATTAAAGGCTCTTGGATGTACAAAGGAACAGAAGCACTGGAAAGCTCAGATATTGTTGGCAAAGACGGTATTCCACGTTCCGAATACTATGACATTGACGGTAACTTACACGATACACGAGTTGAGCTTACATTAACACAGACAGATTTCATTCTACTGCGTGAACACTACAATCTAGTTGATTATGAACTACTTGATTACTGTGAGTTTGATTCAACTATTGGCCTGTTTGACGAGTACATTGACAAGTATGCCGCAATCAAAAAGACAAGCAAAGGTGCTATGAGACAACTTGCAAAACTATTTCTAAACAACTTATACGGGAAAATGGCATCTAGCATGAACAGCTCTTTCAAAGTTGCATTTGAAAAAGATGATGGTTCTGTTGGATTCTACGAGGTGGACGAAAATGACAAAAAACCCGGATACATTCCAGTTGGTTCAGCTATCACTAGTTATGCCCGCAACTTTACCATTCGTGCGGCTCAACAAAATTATTACGGAAAGGACAAGCCCGGATTTATCTACGCCGACACAGACAGTATACACTGTGACCTGCCGCCTGAGCAGTTAAAAGGAATTACAGTGCACCCATCAAATTTCTGCTGTTGGAAGCTAGAATCAAGCTGGGATATCGGCTGGTTTGTGCGACAAAAGACGTACATTGAGTACGTTGTGGCTGAGGACTTAGAGCCGATAGAGAACCCTTATTACAACATCAAGTGTGCAGGAATGCCAAAAAAGTGCAAAGACCTGTTTGCAGAATCCTTTGACAACAAAGTTGCAGAGGACATTGAGAACGGCATAAATCCAAGAAATGAGGAACAAACGCTATCTGATTCTAAACTTACGCCAGAAGAGATTGCATTTCTTAGTAAAACACGCACATTCAAAGATTTCAAGACAGGTTTAACAGTTCCCGGTAAACTGCTTCCTAGAAGAATCAAAGGCGGCGTGTTGCTGGTTGATACTGATTTTACAATGAGGTGACATAATGGCAAGAAAATTTTCAAGTCTTAAAGACCTGTATGCAACTTTATTCTTTGCAGGAGATACAACAGCGTCCGTATGGGTTGAACGTGACACAAAGATAGCTACTGGTAAATTTAAGGATATTGCTTGGGACGTAAGATATCGTGATAGAAAAGCCTATTACTCAGGGCAATTGCTTTAGTTCTGTTTTAATTATAGTTGAAAGAGAGGAAAGTACAAAATGACAGTAGAAGAATTTTACCAGTCCTGTCAGAACTGTGGCTGGAAAACAGAGTTTGAGCTGTGGAGTTTCTTCACGCTCCTGTATCGTGGGCGGTTTGACTCCATGAAGAACCAGTTCAGAAACCTTCATGTGAGCACGTTTGAGGTTCGTAAAGGCAAAGTAAGAATCCAAGTGAGGGAGTGCGTGAGATGATTACATTGTTAGAACTGTGGCATTCGTGGAGCGACATTGATGAACACACCACAGCAGAACTGTGGTACGAGAATGGAGACAAAATCGCCGATATAGAAATGGGCAAGCTGGGACAGTGGGCACAATATAAAGATAAAACTGTTGTTGTATTTGCTGCAATAATGCCAGACAGCACTTGTCCTATAACAGATGGTGCATTTGACCATATTTTAATTGTCTTGAAAGGGTGAACAGGATGAAAGACTTGTACAAAATCTGTGACTGCTCCTATGACCAGCGCACAGGCGGCTGTGACTGCGTTGATTGCAAATACCATATCAAGCACTATCAACCTGAACCTGAGGACTGGTATATCTTCCACAAGGTAACAGCGGTGAATGCTGGCGAGTGCTTACAGCAAGGGGGAACTCAGAATGGGTAACGGCATTATCCCTGATGCAAAAGGAGCGGCAGAAGAAAAGCTCAAAAAGAAGCACCTGTTAATACGTATCCCCGGAGAGAACTATGACAGAAAATGCCTGTCTAAAGATTCTCTCATGTATGTTGCGTATTCTCTGAACAGGGAGTATGTTCATCTGCCGGGCATCAACGATGGTGCAATCAAAGTTTCATCTCTGTCCAATGATATGCTGAGGTCTAAAGTTTTCATGTACCACATTGACACAAATAAGACGTTCACAGCAATCATTGCTGGTTCTGGTTTTACACTGTGGTACACAAAAGAAAAGGAGAATAAAAAGTGAGCGAAGTTATCGTGCTTGCAATTGCGGCATCATACTCTATTTACATCACGGTGTTCAGCTACAAGTATAAACTTGATAAGTCAGTGTATATTTGTGATGCACTGTTGATTCTTGTGGCTCTGTTGTCATTGAGGCGGTAATATGCAAATTAGTTATCAAGAAAAAGAAAAGAATCTTGTTGCTTTAGGAACACTGCATCCAACAGACGTGTGTTATATCCACGATGTTTTATACATGGTTATTCGCCAGGATTCATTTGACAATATTCATGTAATAAAGCTGGGCACAGGCGAAACTGATATCTTAAATGACAGAACGGTAGTTGAACCAGTAGAAGCATTACTAGTTGTTACAGTATAAAACAAACCCCTCAAGTCGAACCTAACGGAACGGCAAGAGGGGTTTTCTATATCCTGTCTCTGAGGTGCACCAAAGCGCATTGCAGATACGAAACTACATAGCGGACGGTTCATCGCCGTTGCAAAACCCGCCTGTATCGGTGGTACTGCCTCAGAGGGATAAGCATTAGTAAGACAGCGCTTTCAAGATAACTTCCTTGCATTGCAGATTCTTAAACCGGAAAGCGCCACGGTCAAAGAAATACCGCATCTGGTCTGTGAACATCTTGTACGCATTGAGCATAACATAGTTCACTCTATGGTCGTCTGTTGTGACAGCCAGCTTGAACTTGTAAGTCAAATCTGGTTTATCATCGCAGTAAATAACACCTGTGTCTGGGAACTCTCTCAGTCCGTATTCCTTGTTCATGTAGCGGATAGTGCCCAAGTAACGAGAAGTACCAGTAGGACGTTCAATGAATGCAGAGCTGTCGTTCAGGTACACAGCTTGTGTCAAATACACATCGTATGTGTCGCCGCTGAATGCACTGTTAAAAGCGGATTCAGCCTGAGCCTTAGAAGCGGCATCGACATATCCCTGTTCGAGCACCCAGCCAACACCACGCATAAAATTTACGTTGTCATTAAGTCGTGAGCTGATATTCATTGCAACATAGTAAGGATTCAGCAGGGTAACCGGGTTAGACAGCATATAAACAGGCACATACCGAGATTGAGCGCCCTGACCACGAGCAACAGAAGTGTGGATAGACCGGAACTTCTTAACCTCATCTGCGCAGTAATGGTTTGTCTCGCTTTGGAACTCGTCCATGAGCATTCTGGCGGTATCTGAGAAAAAATGAGAATACTTCTTAATCTGGTCTGCTGCATTGATACTTACAGCATAGCCACAGGGAACGCCGTCAAGAAACAGTTCATGGTAAATGCCAGCGGCCCTTCGCTGAGAGGTCATTGCGTGTCCTTGATAGAACAGAACGCCGATATCCTTAAAGAATTTGTCAGCACACCCGTCAAGTTCATAGTTGAACCTATACAGTAACATGAACTTCTCTTTGTAGTTGATAAAGCGCTTGACGCAATACCGGTTGAACCAAGTAGTCTTACCGCCAGAACGGTTGGTGGTACACATATAAATCTCTGGCTTGTTGCCGTTCGTGTCCATCAAAGACAGTAACTTTGTACCGTCATAGAAGTCACCCATTGTCTCAGCTCCTTTTAGGAATTATTCCTATTTGTTCCATGTGGAACATTTTTTCTCTCTAAAATAATTATATCATACCTACTTCCATTTTTCAACTACCTATGGTATAATAATTATAGAAGCTAGACCGGAAAGGGGGTGAGCTTATGAGTACCGTCTGTTCCGTTCCAGTGGAAGTAAAACTTGCTTTGGCCTTTATGGTGATTGACGTTTTCACCGGAGTGTTGAAAGCTGTCAAAAACAAAGAGTTGAACTCCACAAAGGCAAGGGAAGGAATTTACAAGAAAGCCAGTTTTATCTTGTTCATTGCGTTTGGCTATCTCGCTGATTATGCTATGGACTATGTGAACATGGGTTTCAATTTCCCTGCCGCCACAACTATCTGCGCTCTGGTTATCGTCACGGAAGCTATTTCTGTGCTTGAGAATCTGGGTCAGATTAACCCTGACATGGTTAAACTGGTTGCGCCGTTCCTGTCTGCACTGAACAAGAAAGAAGAGGGTGAGCATATTGAAAACTAAATCATATTATGTTTTCGACTACACTCTAAACCCTGATGAACAGTTATCTTCGCACTTCAAAGCGCATGAGTTTCGCTGTTCTGACTTATCTCGTGTCATTGTGCTAAACAAAGCACTTCTTGAACTTCTTGAAATTATCCGCAACCACTACAACAAACCGCTTATTATCAATTCTGGATACCGCACAGTAGCTTATAACAGTTCACTCAAAAATTCCAGCCCTAAATCACAGCATATGTTTGGCAACGCCGCAGACATTTATATCTCAGGCGTTTCGCCGCTCAAGCTGTACTCGTGGCTTAATTCTAAATACCCTAATTCGCTTGGACTTGGTATTTATGATACCTTTGTTCATGTGGATGTAAGAGAGGGAAAGTCACGATGGGACTATCGAACAACCACTAAATAATTGAAAGGAGCAAATTATGGAGCTTGCCGATTTCAATGCCAAGACACAGGAGCTTATCAAGCACTTGGGCGATAACGCAGACCAAGGCGAAGTAACCAACATCTTGGCAGAACTGACCACTGGTTTTAGCGAAGAGGTTGCCGCAAAAGCGACTGCCCTTCGTAATGTTGATGACCTTACTGCAAAGAATGCGAAACTGAAAGAGGACAACATGAATCTCTTCCTTCGTGTTACTGTGCCGGAAGAACAGCTCAAACCCCCTGTTCGTCCAGAAGAGGACAAAGACCCCATCAACCGTCTGTTTACCAATGGCCGACTTAACCTCAAAGGTTAAACATTTTAGAAAGGATAGTGACAAACTATGGCATCTGCTATCGACGTTGTGAACGCAGTCATTGAGACTAGTTCCACGCTGAAAGAGAACATCCCGCTTGCTACCAATGCCACTCTTCAGGCAACTGGTGGCGCTATCATGCAGTACACTCCCTTTATGAATGAGTTCATCAATGGTCTGGTGAACCGCATTCTGTTTCAGGAAGCGCACAACATGACCTATGACAACCCCCTTCGCATTTTCAAGGGAGTTGATATCCCCTATGGCACTGACGTGCAGGACAGCATTGCGAACCCCGCTGTTGCTACTCCCTACGACAGCTCTGCAATGAGTGACGTTCTGTCTCCTGCTTCTCCTGATGTTAAAACCGTGTACTACCGCCGCAACCGGCAGGACAAGTACAAGGTTACTGTCTATGATGCCGTTCTGGCTGGTGCTTTCACCAACGCCGATACCTTCAATAACTTTGTCTCGATGATTCTGAACACCCTGACCAGCGGTGACAACATCGACGAGTTCACGCTGATGAAGGGTGTTGTTGGCCAGGCTATCAACGATGACAACATCAACAAAACCACTCTGGACGTTGGTGCTGACCACCGGGCCTTTGCTGAAACCCTTGTCACTGACCTGCGTGCCAAGTACCTTCAGTTCCAGTTCCCCTCTACCAAGTACAACTGCTATAAGAAGATGGCTACCGCTAAGGGCATTGCAAACGCAACCCCCCTGACTACTTGGACTTCTCCTGACCGTATCAGCGTTTTGGTTCGTGCTGACGTTGCCGCCTTCACTGACGTTGAAGTTCTGGCTAAGGCGTTCAACATGAGCAAGGCTGACTTCCTTGGCCGTCAGGTGATGGTTGACAGCTTTGGTGATACCGGTGATGCCGCTAAGACGCTGGCAATCATCGCAGACAACACCTTCCTGCGCACTCACGACAACCGTTTCCAGATGGCAGAAACCCCGTACAATGCAAGCACTCTGAGCCGCACCTACTTCTTGCATCACTGGGAGACTATGGCTTGCAGTCCGTTTGCTAATGCGTGGGCATTCACTGAAAAATAATTTTCATAACGTAACTGCTCCATAATTTTCTCTCTTACGGTAGCTGGTTGAGCTTTAGACCAGTGAGGGCGGGACAGGGGCAAGAGAGGTACAAATTATGTTTACACCAACAACTGCTTTAAGGCTACTCGGCACTCCACTCGAGAGTGATTACAGAAACACACTGTGGTTTCCTAATCGAGAAGCACAAACTTCCTACTTCTTAGGAAAAACGATTAAAACCTACGAGAACTTCCAATACATTAAAAAGAATAACATCATTGTTGTGGACGGCGAAGTGGACTTGCTATATAACTGCAACTACATCATGTACCAGAACAACAACTTTACCAATAAATGGTTCTATGCCTTCATTGATAGAATCGAGTGGGCAAGCAACAGTTCCGTCAGACTGTACGTCAGCACAGACGTTATCCAGACTTGGTTCTTTGATATCACATACTATGACAGCTATGTTGATAGATGCCATAGTGATACTGACGTTGCCGGAGATAATATCGTGCCTGAAGATTTTAGCGGTACAGGAAACGGCGGCTATTATCAGGTTGGCAGTCAAGACTTAAAACCAGACTGGGTTACAGTATTTGCCACTGCTGATTATACCGGAAACCCACTTCCGCCTACTGACTTAAACGGCCTTATTTCCGGCGCTGGCGCTGTCAGAAAAAAGTATGACAATGCTTCTCTTACAAACTTGCTCAATGGCTATGTCAAAAATGGCACAGCAACAGCCGTTACCAAAATACAGCAATGGCCCGCAAACCATGATGCAACTATCGCTTATGCAAAACACCCTTCGCATATTGACGCAAACGGAATAAGCTATACGCCGGTAAATAAGAAACTGCTTTCCGGTGCCTTCCTTACAGCTTATGCCCAGATGATGGGGCAAGAAATTGAGTTCAACCCTGAATATATCAACGGCGAAAACATTAACGGCAAAATCGTAGTTGATGATACTTCCGGCTTAGTCGGTTTCATCATCACCAATTATAGCAACACCAACATTGCATCTATATCCATGGCAGTTTCAATTCCTGAAAGCCAGTGGGGTTATAATCAGTATAAGAATGACTACAACTTGCACAGTGCATCAAATTCAATTATGATACAACGCAATAAAGAAAATAGACGTTACAACCTTTATCAAGGGGCATTGAGCGGAGCTGGTGGAGCCTTGCAAGTCATTGGTGCTGGCATAGATTTAACAAATCCACTAACATGGGCAAAAGGAAATGTAGGTAGCGCACTTAGCCAAGGAATCTCAGGTGCATCCACTGTACTTAATGCGGCTCGTGAAACAGGACAAATTCAAGCTGGTATTGACGAGATTACACAAGACCTTACCGCTATTTCTGAAAACTACAATGCCCCTGCTACTGGCGGTGTAGCTCAAAGCAACATTTACATCGCTGGCAAAAAGACTGCCTTGTCTTATGGGTTCAAGACACCACCGCTTGATATCTTAAAGCGAATTGACAAATTCCTCACCGTCTATGGCTACAAACAGAGCGAATACCGAGCAATCAACCTTCATGCTAGAGCCAGCTGGACTTACATCAAAACAAATGGCTTAAATGCTAGTGGTGAATTTCCTGACGATGATATGAACATTATCAAGCGTGCATTCAATAACGGCATATTCTTCTGGGTTTACACTGCAACATACGGAAACTTCGGACAAAACAATGCTATTGTGTAAGGTGGTGATTATATGGCAAACTCAGCGGCAGAAACGCTAAAAGAGTTCAAAACTGCGTCAACTGCAAGTAACGCTGTTTACGCCACCTTAAAAGTGCAGTATACTGGTTCTTGGATGGACGATATTCAGCAGATTTCAACAATGTGCGGCGTACCTGTCCAAACGCTATTACAACTGAACCCTTGGCTGACTTCCAATAACTTTGTTGCCAATAACCACGACTATATCACAATCAAAATAACTGCTGGTTCACCCAGAACTGGCGGCAGTAATGCGCAAAATAACGTTACTGGTTTTTACAGTACTGATGAATGGTTTCATCCGCTAGGTATTGGAACTTGGTATTGCACTACTGCTTTCAGTGCTTCTCACTCTGCTATTGACATTACTACTGGAACGCCAGGCCAGATTGCTGGAAAACCCATCTACGCTGTAAAAGCTGGCACAGTTGTACAGAGCTATTCTTCAGATTCATGGGGAAACACCGTTCTAATTCGTCACGATGATACCACGGACGCTTCCGGTAATTGCTACTATACTCGTTATGCCCACATGGAAAAGATTGGCCCATCTACCGGGACTAAAGTTTCACAAGGCGACCAACTTGGTACAGTAGGCAACACAGGAAAATCTTCCGGATATCACCTTCACTTCCAGATTTACTTTACTTCTGCAACTCGCACAGACTACACTAACTTTGATGGTGGCAAAGTGAGCCACACTTTTAGTGTAAATCCTAACGATATCAAAGACTTCCCCGGAACACCTTATACGGAACATCATTACACCCAAGTTGAGATGCACAAAAGTCCTTACGTTACAGATGCTGATATCAAAGTAATACAGGGCGCGGCATCTGAGGATGGTACTGTTACTGAATCTCAGTTTAATGAAACGGTGAACGGAATCGCTGACAGAATCATTACAGCAAAGAACGTTGACCCTTCCAGCGAGTTGGCAAAACTTATTAAAGACTACGTTAAAGCACAGTTGGACGGCATCAAAACAAATGCCGCTGGCTATGCTACTGACATTCTCACTACTGGTGATTTCAGCGGAGTTCTTAACAAGTTCTGCTCTGACGTTGTAAACAATTCCATCTGGTACGTTGAGAACAAAATCAACAACCTGCTTCAATATGCTATCTCCGTTGGACAGCAAGCCGCACAAAACGAAATTAACCAAGCAAAATCACAGCTAAAAGACTGGATTGTAGACGTTACTAAGATTGACCGTAACTCTGAACTAGGTGTACACGCTCTGAATCTCCTTGATTCTTATGTTGACACTATTGTTGCAGACGGCTGGCAAGCTGTTACTACTGCACTAACAACAGGTGATGTAAAACTAGCCGCTGGTCAATTCTTGGAAGTCACCAAAAGACAATCAATCGACTATGTTTGTGAACTTGGTTCCCATGCACTAGCAAATGCAATTACTTCCTACATTGGTTCTCATTCACAAAGCACAGAACTTAGTCAGATTGCCGCAGACTTAGCGCCGGGTATCATTAACACTATGTGCCAGTCAATTGGCGGTGTTATGAAGGGCGATATCTCTATCGAGCAAGCGGCTAAAAACGTACTGGTTCAAGTTGTATCCACAGTCGCTACCACAGTTGTTCAAAAATATCTTGTTCCCGTCGTATCTAACTGGGTTATTACTGGTTTAACTACTCTTGCAGTAAATATCGCTGGGTCGCAGATAGGCGGACAAATTGGAGCGGCCATTGCTGGCCCTGTCGGCTATGTTGTCGGTGCTCTTGCCAGTGCTGGTGTTAGCTGGCTTATCAACTCTATATTCGGTTAAGAGGTGATTCAAATGTACAATTACGATAACGAACTCGCAGACAAACAAGCATCAAACGCCGCTTACGCTGACTATTACTTTCGCCTTAAATCCCTTGCTTGTACAATGTTTAAGTGGGAAGGACTGCCTGACAGCGTGAACGAGCGATATCTTGAATATTGTCTGTTCACCTACGGTAAAGCTGTTTTCTTCAACCATGCAACCCGTGGCTATATGTGCCTAAATGGTGCCCTTCGTGGAATTAACTTCTACAATGAGCCTATGTACATCAAACCTATCAGCCCAGTGGAGACATTCCCTGAATACGATATGAAAGACTGCGTACTTATTCGAAATACTCCTGATATGTACCCGACTTTCCTTACTACTATTCGTTACACACAGGACTTGTACGATATCGACCAGACTATCAAAGTCAACATCGGTGCTCAGAAAACCCCTGTATTGATTCTGACTGACACCAAACAGAAACAGACCGCTCAGGCTGTGTATCAGAAGTACGCTGGCAACACACCTGTTATCTACGGCATGAAAGGCACGTTTGACCCTAACAGTTTCATGGTACTCCGCACAGATGCCCCCTTCGTTGCTGCTCAGTTGCAGGATATCAAAATTACGAAGTACAATGAATACCTGTCTTTCCTTGGTGTTGGCATGGCAGACTTCAAACGTGAACGGCGAGTAACTGACGAGGTTGAACAGTTTGACCAGCAAGCAAATGCTCTAGCTTACATTGGCCTGTCCCAGCGTAAACACGCTTGCAAACTCATCAACGATATGTACGGGCTGAACGTTTCTGTTCATCTGGCAAATAAACCGTATATCACTGACGGTAACAGGTACAGCAAAAATGCTTCTACTATCTCCTATATGCGTGCTCGTGGTGGAGATGATAACGGGGGTGAGGAATAATGGCAACGTATACCATTGAACTGGGCAAACTGCTTACTCTCGATGGGTTCGACATTGGCATGAAAGATTACCCTCTTCCGTCTTTTCTCCGTTCAGCTGATGATATGCAAGCGTGGAGAGAAACACTAAACCAGAAAATCATTAACCACTATTACTTCAACGAGATTTGCTGTCTCCCGCCTGACAGATTCAAAGTGTTTCTGAACAACACTCTGAACGAGAAAATGCCATACTTCAATATGCTGTATGACGCTATGGCTGAAAAATGGAAATTCTACACAGGCGGCACTCTCAATGAGGTTATCAAAGCTGACGGCACTAGTTCGGATAACGGTACGAAAACTGGTACTGATGTACTTGCTAGGTCTGGCATTGATACCACTGTCAATAGCAGTACCCAAAACAATTCTCATAACGACTACACCCTCAATGTTAATTCTGACACTCCTGCTCAGATGCTCAACATCGAGAGTGATATCGCAAATAACACCTACGCTTCCTCTGCTAACAAAAATAAAAATAACGGAACTAACACAGGTAACAGCACCAGCACAGATACTACCACTTATAACAGCAAAGAAACAACCACACTCGATGAACACACCACAGCAGACAGACAGCACAATGACAACCGGAACAGAACCGTGTCTGGCTTGAACAACAAGTCCTACGCTGAACTGTTCAAAGAATACTCTGAATCTGTACGCAATCTAGATTTAGAGGTTATCGACAGTTTAAAAGATTGCTTCATGGGAATTTTGTAAAGGAGTGTAACTATGGTTAATTTCATTCAGGCCGCTGACAGCAAAATCAAAATCAATGAGGACTTTTCCTACCTGCTGAACGATGCACTGCACGTCAATGCTGTGTTCACTGCTACTGACGTTGTCACTGCTGGCCGCCCTGTCCTGCGTGTGAACCTGCCCAACGTTGGCGCTCATTGTGAGATTAACTGGTACAACACAGCTTCTGAATATGCCCCCAGTGCCGCCGCAACCATCACGAACACCACCAGTTCTGTGGACGGCCTGCACAATATCACCATCCAGCTGGGTGTGGATACTACCGAATCTCAGGTGTATCACATCGAAGGCTGGATTGCACTGCCCTGAAAGAGGTGATAATTATGGATTTAGTCTCATGGGCTAAATTCTTGAGCGCCCTGCTTAAGTGGGTGCTCGACTACTTCCATCTGTAAAGGGGGTGTCACTATGCCGCTTACTACTCTTACTCCGTTGCCCTTCCTGCCTATTCCGGGCAAGTTTGACCTGAATACATTCCTGCCGGGTTCCAGCGACTATGAGATTCTGGCACGAGTTGTGGAAACCTACAACAGTGCTGTGAAACAGTTCAATGAGATTATCACATTCTACTCTCAAATCGACCAGATAGAAAAAAAATTCCAGAAACAGCTGGATGACTTTGAAAACAAAGTCAACACCGAGAACGAAGCATTTAGAGCTGATATCAATGTAAAAATTGAACAGCTTGACAAAACCGTGCAGGAGTGCTACAATGAGATTCAGAAACTCATTAACGGTGACTATATCGAAACTTATGTACAGGCTCTTGCAACGTGGATTGACAACAACTTGCAGGTAATGGTTTCCAAAATTGTAAAGTATGTATGGTTCGAGGTTGACGAGAACGGCTACTTTATCGCTTGGATTCCTAACACTTGGGACTTCATTGACTTTGACACAGACATGAACCCTGATTCTGAGGACTATGGCAAACTTGCTTTGTTGTGGGAACCGGAAGTTGTACAGTAACTTTGACGTGTAATAGACACTCTTCAATTCTATTGGGAGGGCGAACTGGATGTGCCAGTTCAATGGGTGGACAATTTATTATATGAAAGGGGTCCATAATATGCCTATTAAGAAGTACATCGGTGCTCGTTATGCTCCTAAATTCATGGGCGCTTGGGATAAGACCAACGAATATGCCGCTCTTAGCGTGGTATATGCCAATGAACAGAGCTATGTTAGCCGCAAGACTGTTCCTGCAAACACTGAGATTACCAATACTGAGTTCTGGATTAAGAGCGCAGACTGGAATGCCCAGGTTACGCAGTACAATCAGAACGTTGAGCGGTATGAAAAAGAAGTACTGGGATACGCTGAAACCGTAAACGACCTTGTTGGCAAAACTGTGTACACCTACAACACTAAGGACGATATGGCCGCAGACAAGCGTGTACAGCTCAATGACACTCTTATGACGTGCGGCTATGATGAAGTCAACGACAAGAAAGGAAGTTTCTATAAAGCTGTTGCTACCACTAGTGCAAAAGCCATTGCACTGCAAAACAAACTTTTTGCTGAGCCATTTAAACTAGACGATTTCATTCAAAACTACGTCACACCAGAAGATTTCGGTGCCGCAGGTGACGGTATTACTGATGACACAGACGCTATTAACAAAGCGCTTGAACACAGCAACGTCCTAAACATGAATGCCAAGACATACCTTGTCAGCGCAAATTCGGAAACAACTATCGCAATTACAGCGCACAACAAAGTCATTAACGGTAACGGCGCAACCATTAAGATTAAACCTGTTACAGGCGAATACTACAAAATCATTAATATCACAGGTAGCGCCACAATCTCAAACCTTACCATTATTGGAGAACGTGATGAACATATTGGAACTAGTGGCGAGTGGGGACATGGCATAAATATTTCTAAATGCGACCATGCACATATAGAAAACGTCACAGTAAAAAATTGCTGGGGTGACGGTATATACCTTGGGAGTGATAACACTGAAACACACGATACCGGGTGTAACAATGTAACAATCACTAATTGCCTAATCGACAACAACAGACGAAATGGTATAAGTGTCATCGACTGCGATAATTTTGTCATTGACGGGTGCACAATTTCTAATGCCAACGGCGCAAATCCGCAAAGCGGCATTGATATTGAGCGCAATTCAGACAAACAAATCACAAAAGGGACAATAAAAAATAGCACATTCATCGACAATCATTTCAATCACATCCTACAAAGTAATAGTAGCAATACCAACACAATTGAAAATTGCACCTTCAAATGCCTAAATAATAACGCCAGCAGTGACATTGACTGCGAGAGCGAAAAACTCAGCGTTATTAACTGCTTATCAAATCCCAGTAAACGAGCAACTTTGACTTGCAATAAAGGTGTCATTGACTGCTTTAATCACATCACTGTCGATTCTAACACGGATTCTAACAGTGGCTATGATGCATTTATTTACTCAGATAAAGGCGGAACTGTCAATGTGCACAACTGCTTTGCATCATCGCACAACGAGCAGTGGCGCGGTATATATCTTAACGCTGGAGTAGTAAATATCTATAATAGCACTATTCCTCAAAGCCGATACCATGAAAAAACCATCGTTATCAGTGAATGCAACCCTATTGTAATATACGCTGACCTTGATGTGAATGCTTACTCATTCCCAGGCGACATCATTGCAATTAACAACACCAGTACCATCAATATCAGGCTTAATCTAACCGGCCTGTCTCAAAACACTTTTACCCTGCACAACAAAGGTTCCGTACCAGTCACAATTGCTGGTGATATTAGTGACACAATCGCTGGGTTCACCACAGTAACATTCTATTGGGACGGCAACGCTCTTCACAAAATGAACTAATTTTCGGACGAGTGCCAGTGACTATATGTCACTGGCACTCTTATGTACAATGTCATAAAATAGTACTGCGTGTACGTGTGTGCTTGAGTACAAAACTTTTTTTCTTTATTCGTAACTCACATACAGAGACATTTTTCATGCCCTCACTTTCTCGTGGTAGTTCCCACGTTAGTACCCTGTATAGCGGTACAGGATACTGACCTAGGAATTACATTTTAATGTAGGCGTACACGCTATATTTATGCGAATCATCCATATACCAAACATTAACTTTCCAATACACACCAGAATCAAACCGCTTTTTGGCCGCACGCATAGCACCAGCTTTGGTTTTATAACCTTGCCGAACAGTGATATCATTTCCGATATAAGAATCCACAATATACATATTAACACCTCTTCAATATACATTACCGTGGTAGTTCCCACGTTAGTACCCTGTACTGCTATACAGGGCACCGGCCTAGGAATTACTATTAGTAGCGAAAGCGCTTGCCATATTGCTGGTACTCATTCCAGAAGTTCATAATGACATTGCTGTTAAGCACCTCAACCAACGGGGTCTCATTTGACCACGCTTCTTTACATTCAAAGTAATAGTTGCGCCCAAACAGCTCATGCGTAAACCGATTGACGTGCCGGGCTGTGGTGTGGCTGTATGCCGGATTAAACACCACATTAGTTACCCAATGATAGATACCACCTTTTTCCATGCGAACAGTTTCAAGAATACAGGTGCGATAGCTGTACAGCCGGATTGCAACCAACGAATTGCATTCGTTGTATACAAACTCAACATGAGTTTGGGCACTAGGCATGGAACGCAGACGATAAGATTCAATTTTCATAATGTACACCTCTTCAATGTTACTTGTGTTCGTGGATATCCCCACGTTAGAACCCTCAACAGGGTTGAGAGTTCCGGCCTGTGGATATCATTAGATATCAAGAAAAATGTGCTCAAACCAAACACCACGTTGTACATCAAATCCCTTTTCTACAATGCGCCAGCGCTTGAACTGATTCAAGTCATAGGACCCACATACGGTTCCGTTTCGCCAGATGAACAAATCGCCACCTCGGTCAAAAGATACATACTCGCCGTTCACTTGTGAAATCAAATTCCATGTATCGTGAAAAATAACTACTCTAACTTCAGAATTGTACTTTTTCATAAATAACACCTCTTCAATGCTTATCTTGTGATTCAATTTTGTGATTTCTTTCCACCTATATTGTATCACATTTCTTGTTGTTTGTCAAGAGTTTTCTTTGAACCTCTGTTTTGGACTTCTCTTTGCCGTTCCATCTGGTTCTCTGTTGTTCCCTCTTTCATTGTCTATATTATACCACTGTTGTAGTACAATGTCAACAAGTAATTTTTACCAGTGTTGTTCCATGCTGTTGTAACAACACTGTATAGTTGTACAACACACTGTGGTGTCCATCCGGGAGTGTAAAACTTTTTTTTCTTTATTC